ATTCTTTAAGAGTTGTCCGAGTACAGAATACATCTGTATCAAATGCTACCGAAACAGGTAGTGCATTTGTAATAAAAAATGATGCTGATTATTCAGATAATTATGCCGCTGGCGAAGGTTCGGTTGGAATGTGGGCTAGTAGAACTGCTGGAGTATGGGGAAACAATTTAAAAATTGAATCTTGTCCATCAGCTGCTGCTTATGAAGAAACTGCAAAAACTACAGTCAATGACTCTTCAACAAGTGTCGGAGATACTGTGGTTACGGTTACTTCCGGAACAGGAATTAGTGCAGGCGATATAGTTAATTTTGGAGACCAGTATGAATATAGAGTTATTAGTGTATCAACTAATGACTTAAACATAGTAAGAAAAGATGAGCCACAATATTACGGTACTTCTGATTCTTCTGGATTACATGCAGTTATTACAAATGCTGCTAATGTAAGACGAAGATGGAGATACTATGACTTATTTAACAAAGCACCAGGAACTTCACCTTTCGCTCAAACAAGAGGCGGTAGCAATGATGAATTGCATATTGTAGTTGTTGACGAAGATGGTGGAATAACAGGTGTAAAAGGTGATGTGTTAGAATCTTATGGACATGTTTCAAAAGCTTCTGACGCAAAAGGTCCTCAAGGGGATTCTAATTATTATCCAGATGTGTTATATACAAAATCATCTAATGTCTATTGGATGGATCACAACGCTTCAGGTTCTAACTGGGGTAATGCAGCTAGCGACACAACATTTACAGCGGTATCAACTAATTCAGTTGTATCACTTTCAAATGGTGCTGACGGTACAGCAGCTACAACAGGTCAAAAGAAATCAGGATATGAAAAATATGCTGACGCTGAAACAGTTGATGTTGGTCTTATAATAGCAGGTAAAGGTGACGCAACACACATAGGAAATCTAATTACAATTGCAGAAAACAGGAAAGACGCAGTAATATTTGCTTCTCCTGAAAGAAGTGATGTAGTTGGTATTTCTGATTCAAATAAACAAAAAGATAATGTGGTTGGATTCTTTAACAGTATTCAATCATCTTCTTATGTGGTGTTTGATAGTGGGTACAAATATATGTACGATAGATATGCAGATATTTACCGACATGTTCCACTAAACGCTGATGTTGCAGGTTTATCAGCAAGAACTGACCTAGTTGCAGACTCATGGTGGTCACCAGCGGGTTTCAGTAGAGGAGTTATTAGAGGCGCTGTTAAATTAGCATTTAATCCAACACAATCTCAAAGAGATGAATTGTACAGAGCAAGAGTAAATCCTGTGGCAACTTTCCCAGGACAAGGTACAATTCTTTACGGAGATAAAACTGGACTTTCTGCTCCAAGTGCATTTGATAGAATCAATGTACGAAGATTGTTCATAGTATTAGAGAAGGCAATAGCAACTGCTTCTAAATATCAACTATTTGAATTCAATGATGAATTCACTAGAGCGAATTTTAGAAACATTGTAGAACCTTTTTTAAGAGAAGTACAAGGCAGAAGAGGTATCACAGACTTCATGGTAGTGTGTGATGAAACTAACAACACAGGCGAAGTAATTGATAGAAATGAATTTATAGCAGAGATTTTTGTTAAACCTGCTAGAAGCATTAACTTCATTACTTTACAATTCATTGCAACAAGAACCGGCGTCAGTTTTGACGAGGTCGCAGGATAAGGATAGAAAAGGAGAAATAAAATGGCAAACATAAATGACTTCAAAGCTAAACTTTCCGGCGGTGGGGCTCGTCCCAATCAGTTTAAGGTAGTAATGCCTTTTCCTGGTTACGCTCAAGTTGGCGGAGAAATAGAAGATATGGCATTCTTATGTCAAGGCGCTCAGTTGCCTGGCATGGACATTCCAAAAATAGACATACCATTTAGAGGAAGAAATATAAAAGTTGCTGGAGATAGAGTTTTTCCAGCTCCTTGGAAGGTGACTGTACTAAATGATACTAATTTCAAATTAAGAAACGCATTTGAAAGATGGTCAAATGGTATCAACAATATGTCAGATGGTGAAGGATTAACAAATCCTGCAGACTATCAAGTTGACGCATTTGTTGACCAGTTAGACAGAAATGGTACAACTATCAAATCATACACTTTAAGAGGTGCTTTTCCAACAATAATTGGTCCAATTGAGTTAAAATTTGGAGTAGAAGGCGAAGTTGAATCTTTTACAGTTGATTTGGAGTATCAATATTTTGAAACGAATACCACTACTTAAAAACTACTTATAAATAGTAGTGTAGTTTTAAGGAGAATAAATTATGGCTGAATTATTTGGTTTTTCTATTACCAGAGTTAATAAGAAACCGGATCCAAAGCAAAGCTTTACAGTTCCACAAGCGGATGATGGTACACAAACCATCGCCGCTGGTGGTTATTTTGGACAATACCTTGACATGGAAGGTACTGCCAAAACAGAGCAGGACTTAATCCGAAGGTATAGAGAAATAGCATTACACCCCGAGTGCGACATGGCAATAGAGGATATTGTCAATGAGGGTATTGTCGCTAATGAATTAAAAGACGCAGTAAGATTAAACCTAGAAAACTTACCATTCGGTAAGGATGTCAGACGAAAAATTGAGGACGAATTTCAAGAGGTATTAAGATTGATGAATTTTAATACTAGAGGTCATGATATCTTTAGACGATGGTATGTTGATGGAAGATTATATTATCATAAAGTAATTGATAGAGAATCTCCAGTAAAAGGTATTACAGAATTAAGATACATAGACCCACGAAAAATTAAAAAGGTTCGTGAGATAAGAAAAAGACGACCAGATGGTCCTACACCATATGGTTTATCAGTAGTTGATGAATGGGAAGAATATTTTATATTCAATGAAAAGGGTGTTATCAATACAACATCTGGTGGAATTAAAATTGCTGTTGACTCAATAGCATTTTGCCCAAGTGGATTAATAGACCAAAATAAAAATATGGTCTTATCTTATTTACATAAAGCAATTAAACCTGTTAATCAATTAAGAATGATTGAGGACGCTGCTGTTATATACAGAATAGCAAGAGCACCAGAAAGAAGAATATTTAAGATTGATGTAGGAAATTTACCTAAAGTAAAAGCAGAATCGTATCTCCGTGATGTGATGGCAAGATATAGAAACAAACTTGTTTATGACGCAAGTACAGGAGAAATTAGGGACGATAGAAATTATATGTCCATGCTTGAAGACTTTTGGTTACCAAGTAGAGATGGAGGAAGAGGAACAGATATTACTACTTTACAAGGTGGACAACATCTAGGAGAAATTCAAGATATTGAATACTTTAGAACAAAACTTTATAGAAGTTTAAATGTTCCTGCTAGTAGATTAGAAGCGTCAACTGGTTTCAATCTTGGCAGAGCAGCTGAGATTACTAGAGATGAACTTAAATTTACAAAATTTGTACAAAGATTAAGAAAGAAATTTACAGAAATTTTTAGTGATATATTAAGAACACAATTAGTTTTAAAAGCCGTTATAACGGATGAAGATTGGTTTACAGTAAGAGATTGTATGCAATATGATTTCTTACAAGATGGACACTTTGCTGAATTAAAAGATTCAGAATTATTAATGGAAAGATTAAGACTAGCCGAACAATGTAGAGATTATGTAGGTAAATATTTTTCAGTTGATTATGTTCGTAAGAATATCTTAAAACAAAACGAAAGAGATATAGATAAAATAGACCGCCAGATTAAACAAGAAATTGATGATGGTATCATTGCTGATCCAATGGCACAATATCAAAAAGATCCTGGCATGATGGAAGGAAAAGACAATGACAGAAAAAGTTAGTAAGTTTATTAATACTTTGCAGAAAGGTCAAAACGCAGAAGCTGGTGAAGCATTTAAGGATGCTTTAAGAGATAAAGTAGCAAGTGCATTAGACCAAAAAAGAGTTGATATGGCTGCAAAAATATTTGATAAAAATTTGGAACAAGATCATAGTGACCCGAAACCTGTGGTAACGGAACCAGCACCAAGAACGGATACAATTTTAGATACAGATGGAAACGAAATTAAATTTGAACCGAATACTGCTCCTGAACCAACAGCACCTGTTCCTGAAACTACACCAGCAACTGTAGCGCCAGAAGCGCCAGCAGTACCAGAGGCCCCGGCTGGAAATGAAGGTATCTGATTTTAATAAACCGAGTGAAGTAGATACACCGGTCTTTAATGAATTACCACCTTTACATAAAAAGGCGGTTAATGATTTTTATAGTCAAGTAGATTATCATAACAAAGATGTTGTTAAAGAAGTTGAAACAACAATAGACAAGGTGTGTGTACAACATAATGTTAATACGGATGTAATTTATAATTACATAGATAAGGAATTAGGAGAATAATATGGCATGGGTAGATGTACCAGGTTCAAGTAGTGTTTGGCAATATGAAAATACTGCTACAGCAGCTAATACATATTCAGATTCAGGCGCTGGAGCAAATTCTGTTTTTTCTGGTGGAATAAGAACTTATACTAAACCAGGTGGGGGTACAGTAAAAGTTTATGCTAGAACTAGAAAAAAAGGTACTACAGTTGAGCGTGGAGAACTATCTAAAACTTATTATGATGGACAGTAATGACAGTAGTAATAACTCAATTAGTAGATGATACAAAGAAAGTTATTGTTAAGGTTACTGGCGCTCACAATGAAGAAGAAAATATAGTTTACCCAGCGGATCTTAAAAATGCCACTAGTGAAGCAAAGGTTAGTATTTCGGATGTTAAGTATGAAGTTAAAGGTGGAGGTAATTTAACTTTAGAATTTGATGGTAAAGGTGAAAAATTAGAAATTACAGGAATTGACAATTACGGTCTTAAACCTGAAGAAGAAAAAATTGAGGGAGAAGGAAATATAAAAGTAAAATCAGACGCTAATGTGAGTGAATTTAAATTTTTGTTAGAGTGTGAAAAAGAAAGTGGATATGAGTAAAAGTAGATTAGATATATCAGACCAAACGGCTGTAAGTATGCCAATGAAAAACCTAATTGCCATAATCGGTGCCGTTGCTATTGGCGTGTGGTCCTATTTTGGTGTAGTTGAGCGATTAAATAATTTAGAAACTAAAGGTACACTTTTAGAAAAAGATTTAGAGCAAGTAACCGAAAGACTTTCTGGTGATATAGAAAAGAATAATGAATTTAGGATCAAATGGCCGAGAGGTGATTTAGGTTCACTTCCAGCCGATAGTGAGCAGTTTATGTTAATAGAACACATGGCTGGGCAGATTGAGAAGATCCAAAAACAAATAGAAGAAGGCATGCACAATAAAGTTAATATTGAATTTTTACAAAAACAACTTGAAAAAGTACAAGCAACTCTTGAAAAAGTTCAAGAAGAACACCGAGCTTATAAAGTACAAAATGGATATGTTAAATGATAGAGATAATTTTTGCCTTACTTATGATTGTAAACCATGAGATTGTTGAACACAGAATACAAGATACTTTAAGCGAATGTCTTAAACATAAACGAGTAGCAGAAAGAACATCTAAAGGCAAATCTATTCAATATAAATGTATTAAATCCAAGGCAGAACTGGAGGAAAACATAGATGGCTCAATCTCAATCAAAAAACTTATCCTTGAATAAGTATGCAAAAGTAC